CATGTCCATACGATCCCAAGCCGGCCCACGGTCAGGGCTGCCGGAGACCCAGACAGACGCGATCACCCGGGTTAATCGGGTCATCCACCTGCTCGGCCTGAACGCCGGCACGGTATTCTGTTGGGTGCTTTTCGATGACCGCCGGCTCGATGAGTACGACGCCAAGCAGACGAAGCGCAAAGGGACGGCCGCCAAAATGTTCCGCGACGCGCTGACCGCGCTCGACGAGTTCTACAACGGCAAGCCCCACGGGAACCGGTAAAATATCCTCTTGACACCGGGGGTTTGAATCCCCCAACGTTGGCACACTTGGAGTTATCGTCCCTTCATCAATCGGAAGGGCAAGAAATCCCCGTAAACATTGGATTTCGCAGGGTTAGCGCCAGTCCGTCTCGGCAGGCCGAATCCGTCCGGGTAAATTTTCAACAATCGTTGAGAACACTTCAAAATGGCAAGGCCGAAGGGTTCGCGTGACAAGGCGCCGCGCCGGTCGCCGGCCCGTAAGATCGCCGCACTCTACGGTGCGACTGGCGTAATGCCGCTGGACGTCCTGCTGGACAACATGCGGGATGCCTGGTCCGAGGTGGCTCGCCTGAAGCGGAACAAAGCCAAGCGCCCTGAAATTCTGGTCGAACGGGAGCGTGCCGGGTTCTGGGCCGAGAAAGCCGCCGAGTTCGTGCAGCCCAAGCTCTCTCGGCAGGAGCAACGGCTGGCCGGTCCGGATGGTGGCCCAATCCAGGTGAAGGTCGAGGATGTCCGCAGCCGTATCGTTGGCGAGCTCGCTCGCATCGCTTCCCGAACCGGAAAGGCTTGAAGTTCTCGACGGGCTTTCGCCAAACGAACTGACTGCGTTGGAATACGACTGGCGCTTCTGGGGGCGCCCCAATCAAATCGCTCCGGAAGGGGAGTGGGTTTTCTGGCTGTTGCTGGCCGGCCGAGGCTTCGGCAAGACCAGAACCGGCGCGGAGTGGACGCGCGAGATCAAGGTCACGCATTCTCCTATCGCCCTTGTGGCACCCACGGCAGCCGACGCGCGAGACGTGATGGTGGAAGGTCCGGCCGGCATCCTGGCGACGTCTCCGCCGTGGGACCGCCCCGTCTACGAGCCGTCCAAACGACGTATCACATGGCGAAACGGTGCGGTGGCATCGCTGTTTTCGGCGGATGAGCCCGAACGTCTGCGCGGACCACAGCACGCCGCCGCATGGTGCGACGAAGCTGCTGCCTGGCGCTATGCGCAAGACGCCTGGGACATGCTGATGTTTGGACTGCGGCTCGGTTCGTCGCCGCGTTGCCTGATCACCACAACGCCGCGGCCGATCCAACTGATCCGCGAATTGCTCAAAGCTGGGAACGCGGTCAAGACGGGCGGATCAACCTACGAAAACCGCTCCAATCTGGCCCCGACGTTCTTTGCCGAGGTCGTCGCGAAATACGAGGGAACGCGGCTCGGCCGGCAGGAACTCCAGGCCGAACTGCTGGACGATATCCCCGGCGCGCTGTGGCAGCGAAACCTGATCGATGATCTGCGCCGCAAGGTGTCCGATCTGACGACGGATGATCTGATTGCGACAGATGGCCTGGAACGCGCTCTCGGCCGTCGAATGCGCCAGATCAACGTGGCGATTGACCCTGCGGTCACCGCTGGCGAGGATGCAAACGAAACTGGCATTACCGTTCAAGGCGTCAGTTCCGACGGGCACGGATACTTGTTAGAGGACGTCTCGGGCCGGCTGCAACCGCACGAATGGGCGCGCCGTGCCGTGGATGCTTTCCACCGGTGGGACGCGGACTTCATTGTGGCTGAGGTCAATAACGGCGGTGACCTCGTGCGCGACACGATCAAAGCTGTGGATGACAAGGTGCCGTATCGAGCGGTGCGAGCAAGCCGCGGCAAGTTTACACGGGCTGAGCCGATCGCCGCACTCTATGAGCAGAAGCGAATGCATCACGTCGGGTTCTTCCCTACGCTGGAAGATCAGATGTGCACGATGACATCGAGCTTTGATCCGAAAATGGCGGGATTTTCGCCTGACCGTCTTGACGCCATGGTTTGGGGCTTCACGGAATTGATGCTCAAGGGAAGCGTTATTCCCATGGTTGGACCTATCATCTTCAGCATTCCGCGGAACGCGACCCCATAGGCCGGAGGGCCATCTGAATGGCCGAGCCTGTGGAAACCGGACCGATCACCAACCCAATCGCCACAGAAGCCGAAGCACGCCAGATCGAGAGCCTACAGAGCCCGTATCGCGACGGCGGGACGGTGACATGGCCGGCGATGATGTCGGGCATGACGTTTGCCGACATCGGCTCTTCCGGGCTTCGTGCTTACTCAGGCTGGGTGCGGGAGGAATTTCTCCCCCAACTGGTTGGTCAGCAGGGTGCGCGTGTCTATCGCGAGATGACCGACAATTCCCCGACGGTCGGGGCAGTTCTGTTCGCGATCATGCAGTCCATCAGGAAGGTCGAATGGCGGGTTGAACCGGCCGATGACACGCCGGCCGCACAGGAAATGGCGGACTTCGCCGACTCGCTTCGCTACGACATGGGCCACACCTGGGAGGATTTCATCACCGAGGCGTTGTCGATGCTGTCGTACGGCTATGCGCCACACGAGATCGTCTACAAGGCGCGACTCGGTCCCAATCCGCCTTCGTTGGACGGCAAGCCGCTTCCGGCCAGCAAATTCAATGACGGCCGTATCGGGATCAGACGGCTTCCGCTCCGTGGCCAGGATACCGTGATCAAATGGTTTCTTGATCAGTCCGGCGGGATCAAAGGCCTCACCCAGCAGCCCTACGTCGGGACGCAGATCGATTTACCGATCGAAAAGCTGCTGCTGTTCCGGCCGCAGATGCACAAAGGCAACCCGGAAGGACGTTCACTTCTTCGAAACGCGTGGCGACCCTACCAGTTCATTCGCCGGCTCGAAGAGCAGGAAGCGATCATGGTGGAGCGCTTCGGCGGATTGCCGGTGATCTGGCTGCCAAGCGCTTTGCTTGAGGCGGCGCAAGGCGGTGACGGGCTGGCCGTCGCCCAGGTCGCAGCCTACAAGCGGATGATCACCAACGTCCGCATCGACGAGCAGATGGGCGTCATGCTCCCGTCCGACGTCTATCAGGGCCAGAACGGTCCTTCGAGCGTGCGGATGTTCGACTTCGAGCTGAAGACCCCGAGCGGTCGTTCATCGAGCGCGCTGAACACCGGGACAATCATCGAGAGATACAAGCTCGACATTATGACCTCGGTGATGGCGGACTTCCTCACCCTGGGTCACAGTTCACGGGGAACGCAGTCGCTGAGCCTGTCCAAGGTGGACATGTTCTTCCAGGCCATCGAGGGGTGGGTAAACGGGATCGCGGCGGTGCTGAACCGGCACTTGCTGCCTCGGTTGTGGCGGCTCAACGCGTTCGATCAGGCGCTGATGCCAGAATACGTGCCTGACCTGGCGCAACGGATCGATCTCGACGCGTTGGGCAATTACGTCATGCATCTGGCGCAAGCCGGGATGACGATGTTTCCGGACCAGGATCTCGAGAACTTCCTCCGGGATGCCGCGGGAATGCCAGACATTACCGACGAAGCGGCCTATGCGGCGAGCGGAAACGCGACCGACCCAGACGTGCTGAAGCGGATGCTGGAGGTCGGCATGGCGCGGCGGGTGCAGAAGCTGCGCGGCCGATCGGTTCCGCAATAGTTGTGCGCCAGCCTCTGCGCGCAGCCGACTATCAGGACCCAAACGACCCGGCGCGGAAAGCGGCCGAAGCAGCTGACGCATCTATCGCGGACACGATCGACGATGGCTTCGATACACTGCGCGACACGCTCGATGCTGCTGCCATTGCCGCTGCGCTGGGGGTAGGCGGCTGGCTGGCGGTCCGACGAACGTTCACCCTCGAACAGGTCACTGAGGCGTTCCGGCCTGCCACAACGGCCCTGGTGACCCTGCAGAACGATGTCGGCGCGACCGCGATGGCGACAGAGGTCACGGTTGCGCAGGCGGCGCGGCCACCGGTTTCTGTCCTCGGGCCGGTGGTCACCCAGGCGCCACGATTGACATACGATCCAATTGCCACGGCCACGGTGACCGAGCAGCGCCAGGTGCAGTCGGCGTGGCTGCGTCGGATGGCCGATACCATCGAGGCGGTGATCGACCAGGACATTCGCCAGGGTCTGACCAACGGCATGACCACCGACGAAATCGCCCGGGTGATCAAGGCGACGATCGGGTTGACACCGAAGCAAGCCGCAGCGGTGGAGAATTACCGTCGGTTGCTGGAAGCCGGAGATCAGGCGGCACTTGATCGGGTGTTGCGGGACGCACGCTTTGACCGCTCGGTGCGCAGCGGCAATCTGGACGCGGACAAGATCGACCGCATGGTGACACGCTATGCCGAACGATTTCAGGCGCACCGGGCAAAGACGATCGCGCGCACCGAGAGCCTGCGG